CCTATTATTATTAAGGTTATGGAGGATTAAAATGGGAGATGCCCTAAGACTAGGATTCCCGACTAGATCGTCCAGCGTTCTCGTGTTCACGTACCCACTTCATGTGTCTACCGGGAAAATCCCCAGAAGACCCTTCAAGTACGTGCTGAGTTGCTGATACGATTTTTGTAGCGTTGGCTCCGCATCCGCACCTACTGGATGTGGTGTTGCCGTCTACAAATTCTTCAAAGATATGTCCGTTTGTACAGCGAAAATCAAATACTTTAATCATCGCTCTTTGTTAGCTCTTCGTAGTTATTGTTAGTAGTAGTTTCAAAGTTGATTAGATAAGCAAGTACGTTGAGTTGCCCCTTACGAACAAACAAATCGTTTTCATCTTTAGTTGCTTCTACGCTGTTAATTACGACAGCATTTTGAGTAAGTTCTTCAATTAGCTGTTTCCAACCAGCGGTTCTAAACAGGTCAAAGTACTTGTTGTAGTATTGTTCAGTTTCTTGATCTAGTGAGGCCATACGGTTGTCTCTATATCCTTATTATAACATATTTTTGACTAAAAGTCAAGTATTATTTTACGGTATTATTACCGATTCTTTTTATTTCGTCCACGAGCTACAGCTAGGTTTGACCAAGCATTTGGGTATTTTACACCTCTTTTCTTGGACATGGCTTTAGCTCTGGCTTTCTGTTGTGGTGTTAACTTAGCCATTTTAATAACTCGGCTTCTTTACTTTTCTTTTTTTACCGGGCATTTGCTTTCTCCTTTGCTTTTTTAGACAAATCCTTATAGTGAAACAGTTTTACAGAGGTCTTGCCGTGGGTTTTGCCTGTGTGGAGCGAGCCATCAGGCATCTTGTGCGTGTTCCCTGACCACAGGGTTCCATCACGCTTGTAGTGCTTTACGCCTTTAGCCATATTAATTTACCGTATGTACCTTAGTTATAGAGTTTACCCATGCCGTAGGTATAACCAGTTCTGCGTCTCCTTCTGTTACTTTTCCGTCTTCTATTAACACATGAGGACAAATAATTAACTTGTATTCATCGTTGTGCAAAAGAGTACCAACAGAAATTGCAGTAGCTGGTTCAAGAGATTGTAACTCTTTTATATCTCTCCAGCCCACGTTTGCTCCTCCTTGAGCGTCTTTCCAAACAACACAGTAAATATCTACCATTTTACTTTGTTTGCCCAATAAGCCGCCGAGCATTTGCCTTTGGCTATGTTTTTAGCGTGACGAGCCTTAAAGGACTTACGCCTTGCCTTCTCCTTAGCAGTCTTAGGACTCTTTCCAGCACCACTGACTCCTTGTTGTCCAAATCGTATGGTCTTTACTTTACCGTCTTCACACTTAGCCACCACAACGTGTGACTTCGTGGGGTGATTAGGAGTCCTCTTTGGTTTGTTGAACCCGCTTACTCCCGCCCTTGCTAGTCTTGGATCTTTCTTGCTCATTAACCTTGGCCTCCAAATGGTCCAGCTTGGTTTGGAGCAGTTCCAATTTGTCGAACTGGTCCTTGAACGCTTGGTTGATTTGGTCTAGGAATTTGGTCATTTCCACTTGTGTCATTAGCACGAGATGTTGCTCCTCTAGATGCTTGGTTGTTTAGGTTTTTCTCTTTTAACGCCACTTCAGCAATCTTCAGCCTACGTTCAAACTCTTTGTCGTCAGCGTCACCTTCTCTGAGGTTTCTTGTGATTGCCTCAATCTTTTCGATCTCAAGCTCCTGTGGCGCAAGCTGTGAATCAACAGCGTACTTGGTAGCCCTAGCCTGAGACTCTGCGGCCTGACCCTGTAGAGCGGCAGTTTGCGCTTGCTGGAACTCAAGCTGTGCTTGTTGTGCCACCATAGCCATCTGCTGTGCCTGTGGATCAGGTTGTGAAGCCTGTTGCATTGCCGCAATGAGTTCCTCACGGTTACTGAGGTTCATGTTGTCAATGATGCTCTGGATCAGCACAGGGTACAACGGGCTGTCTTGCTTCATAGTCTGCAAGAGTTGCACCAACTGAGTAACCTCGTACTCACGAGCGATAATACCCAGAGTGCTCGTAGCGTTGAACTTGTAGTCAGCTACGGGGTAGTTCTCAGGGTCAAACTGCATGTACCGGTGTGCGGCTTTGGTTACAAACGGCAGTAGGAAAGACTGCTGGAAGTTTATAAGAGTGCGCTTATGCCGCTTAATAATAGCACCAAGAGACATACTAATGCCAGCGGCAGTAGCTTCACCATTGACTTGTCCCGCAATGCCAGCGGAATCCACGGCTCCAGTTGCTTGTTGCACCATCTGTTGAAGGCTAGCGGCTTGTGCAAAAGTGATTTGACCCACTTGCCCAAAGTTGAAAGGTTGAAGTACTTCACGGGGATCTCCATTAGTAAGTATCATCTTGCCGGGGCGAACTTCTGGCCTAGCGCCTCTAGGCAACCTAGTCGCATCAATCGCCAGCATCGGATGAATAGTAAGTGACAACGCATCAATACGTGCACGTAGTTCTGTATCTAGTGCCTTCTGGCTGTTGTAGCCCTTCTCGCACACACCTCTTCCCCAGAAACGTCCGGGTACTACGTCCCAAGGGAACGCAACTACGGGTCTGTCTTTCATCATGTAGGGGTTGGCTTCAGCTTTCAAGAGCGTACCGCCGTTAGCAATAACTACGATAGCCTCAACGTACTTAGAGTCTTCTTCTACGTCTACGTCTTCAGCCTCAAGCATTTCTCGTGGCACAAGGCCGTAGTACTTCGTGAGGCGTACCTTATCGTCGTTGTAGATCGTGAGGTCTTGGTCAGGCTCTAGGTCTGCGTCAGGGGCCGCTGATTCAATCATAGCCTCCCTGTACACGCCTTGCTCCTGTAGTAGCTCTACGCTGTGCTTAGACACAAACTCGTCTACAGCGACACCCATAGCCTCCTCAATAGACGTAGCCACTGGGTCAATAAGGAAGTTCTGAGGCAACACGGGCTTCAGCTTGACTACAACCCTGTCGGTGATGTTTACACCCACGGCAGTCAACTGTCCGTCCATGATCGGCTGAGTAGCCGGAGCCATCTCTTTGATCTCTTCCAGCGTGATCTCACCGATACCTGTGCCAAACACAGCGGCGTTGATGAGGCACTCTGCTACAGCTTTACGTACCTTACAGGCTTCAAAGTCTTCAGCGAGCTTCTTGCGGAGGTACAGAATGTCCTGCTTGTCTTGGTCGTTGGTGTCATCAGAAATGTCAAACCACTTACCTCTGCCAAACGTGGCTTCCTCTAGCTCCGCTACGTTAGACTCTACAGCTTGCTGAAGCGCAGGAGAGATAATTCTAGAACGTTCCGATGCTCTTTCGGAGTCAGCAGGATCCCATTGACCTCGCCATAGCCTATAGTATTCTTCAAACTTTTGTTCGTAGTTTGACTCATAGTGATCTCTCCAGTTTTCACACTTGGTCATCACCCACTCTTCCAGAGACTCCTCAATCATCAGAGGGTCTGGGCTATAAATTTCTTCTGCCATCTTAGGTTCCTTAAAGTACGGCAACTGTGTACCCTAGTGTACAAAACACCACAGCACTGATTGCGTATATTCCGTAGGTATTTAACCGCCTGTAAACTCTCATTATCTGGAAGTATCCTTAAATTTTCTAGTCTTTTATCTTAAACGTGTTAGACTTAGCTCTATTTTCTTTAGCCCTAAGTATTTGCAAATTATGTTCTACGTGTAAACCACAAACTTTAGAGTGCTGAAGTGGTACGATGTGGTCAATTTCAAAATCAGGCTTAACGCCTACAGACTTAAAAATAGCGTTAGCTTCAGCGGCGTTAACATATAGATCCTCTATGTACTGTTGGCTAGCCCAAGAGGGTTGTGCGTTTTTTATTGTTTTTCTTCTTTTAGACTGTGCGGCGGCGTGTTTTGCGTTATATAGAACAGGATCTTTAGCTTTCCTTCTTCTATATTCAATAGCCCTAGCTTCAGGATTCTTTACACGCCACTTTTTTACTGCATCAAAAACGCAGGCACGACACTTATTTAGCCTACCGTCTTTCATTCTTTTATTTTTGTGAAACTCAACAATAGGCTTATTTTCGCCGCATTTAAAACAAGTCTTCATTAATAGCCCGCCGTAATATCTAGTATTTCGTGGTCATCTATTTCAAAGTCGTAGCTGTAAGCTACCTTAGCCAACTGGTCTATGTACGCTAGAGCGTCAACTAAGTCGTCGTGAGTTAGTGCATCAGGAAACTGGAAGAGTTGGTCCAAGAACCTACTGTTCCACTCTCCTTTGCTTAGGGTTACGTATCCGTTCTCAAAGCGCCCTTGTAGCGCCCACATCACCCTGTCAGTCTTCTTTTTGTTACCGTGAGTTAACTCTTCTACCCTGAAGAACTGCCCGTATCGCTTCATCAGGTCCATCAGAGGACTCATTACGGCTTGTTTTGCAATCCCTCGTTCAATACCAACGCTAACGGGTCTGTAGTCTCTAACGGCCTGAAATATCTTGGCGGCAGTCTCGTTAAGCTCCCACCGCCCATGTATAATGTTATCAACGTACCAACCATCAGTACCAACTTTAACGACAGCGATTGCGGTTTCATCTAGTTTAGTGTTCTTCGTCCGTTTCTTGTTTACGTCCTCAAATCCAGCGAGGTCAACTGCGATGTAGTAGTCGCCTTCTTCTGGCTCTTCTCCGAATTTGACCCAATCCTCTCTGAACATCTCTGAGCCTCTGGCTTCAAACGAGGCCATGAACTCTTGTCTAAAGGCGTAACTCGACATTGATTTCTTTGCCATGTCGATTTCAGTCGGGTCCAAGATTGGATTGTCGTAGCTGGTGAAATGCCAGCCCCTGTAAGTCTCATCGTCACCTAACTCTGCGTACTTGTACAACTCGTAGAAGTGGTTCCTGCCCATAGGCGTACCTATGAACAGTGCTTCACCTTTTTGGTCAGCCAGTGCTGGACGGAGGATCTGTTCCCATACGTCAGGCTTCATGTCTGCGTACTCGTCCATCACGAGAAACTTCAAGGACACACCACGCATTGTCTCTGGCCTGTCGGCTCCCTTGAGACTAATTGTGGCCCCGTTGACCAGCCTGATCTGGAGGTTGTTGATGTGACTTCCAGATATAACAGGGTGTCCTAGCTCCAACAGAGTCTGCCACATGATGTCACGGGCTTGTCCCTGCGTGGGCGCAACGTAAAAAACGTGTCCTTTGTCGGACTGTAGGGCGTTGATAATCAACATCCAAGCGGCTAGGCGAGACTTCCCTGTCCTTCGCCCAGCGGCTACTACCTTAAACCTAGTAGGATCAGAGTAGACTTCTTGTTGCCACGGTAGCAGTTGTACGTTTAGATCAGTCAACTAACTGTAAACTCTTGAGTGCTTCTGTGAAGTCTTTAGATCCACCAAAGTGGTAGAATACTTGTGGTATGGATCTCTTTCCTGTCATTGTTTCTACTAAGTCCCAACCGGCTTGACCGGGGGGCATCTCTACGTACTTGTACTCCATGTTGAGTTCTTTTAGGGTTTTCTTGGTTCTCCTACACGCAGGACACCAATCAGCCCCTATGAATGTAATCATGGTTTTTACGCACCGTTAAAGTTTACAAATACAGGAGGCTGTGGTAACAAGTCTATAGTTACAACAACTTCTATGCTTCCTGTTGCTGAACTGGCTTGTGCTTTTAATGTTTCGTTTTCAGATAAAACAAAAACTACACCAGAACCAGAGTCCCCTAGTATTTCTTTGTTTCCAGCGCCAATGGAAGTACCATCAAAAATGTAAACATCAGGCACTCCACCTGTTTCCCAGAAGAGGTCTATTTGGTTCGTAGAACCTCCGTGGTTAGCAATAAAAATGTACTTTACGTGGGCTACGTGTCCACTAGGAATTGTTAGTATTGATTGCTCTGTATTATCTGTAAGGGTTCTATGTCTTGTGTACAGCATCAGTAAGTCCAAATCACAGGAGCAGAACCCCGTGTATCTACGTGAATAAAGTCACTAGCGACGCCAATCCCAGCGAAACCCATTGCCAAAGCCTCTCTTATTATCGTGTACCGGTGGGCAGAGTTAGTTATTTTTATGTCTGCCGCTATGCCTTGCGCGTGAGTTCCGGGTACATCTTTCTTTGCTTCTATTGGGTGCTGGGGTGACCTGTAGCCGCTAGTGATAACAAACGGGAAACCACATCTGTCCCTCAGTTCATCTACCATTTCCATGAACTCAGGCTCCATGTTGTTTTCACCTGTGTGTTGACAGTTGAACTCGTCTACTGTGAAGTGTTTCAAGATGCTTTGGTCCTCAAGTACTCAAAGAAGAGGGTAGATTGGCCTTCGGCCTCGTCAATCAACGAGTTCACCTTCGATTGTGCTACTCTCTGGATAGCTAGAATCAACTGTTGCGCCTCCAACCCCAGTGATATTAATCTGGATCGCACTTCTGCCTCCATCTTTGGTGACCTCCTTCTCAAACGCACCTACAGGTAGTATTCTGTCCATCACCAGCTTCCACGCGGCCGCTTGGTTCTTGTGGTCGTGGTCCAGTGCGGCCTCAAATATCGTCTCTAGGACTCTAACTGACTTGGGACTCGCTAGCATACGAGCTTTGTACTCGTTAATTATAGCGGCGTCACCCTTTGGACGCCCACGGACCCCTCTGCCGCCCTTAGATTTAGCTGATATTTCTTTCTTTTTTGGTCTACCTCTAGACCTCTTACGTAGATTTATCTCTTTTCTAGCCTCTGCTTGGGCTTCTAGGGTGTTTTCTTGAGGTTCTAGGGTGTCTTTTTCCGACATTCTCCTGTTTCCTTGTGTTTAACGCTAGTTCGCATGAGTCCCCTGCCTAGGTTGTAACATATGAGGGGATCTATACGAACTGTTTAGTAGTAAACTAAGCCCCGCATCTGTGTAACTAAGTACAACCTAGTATATACTGTATATTATACCATATTTTTACTCAAAAGTCAAGCATTATTTATAGTAAATAAGTCACAAGTTATACTTAGGGACACTGTATTTACACTTGTGGCCCCGGCCTGAGTAAATCACGAGGTAAATCAGGAGGTTGTACACGAGTTAAAACCACTCTTTTTTACCTATTTTTTAGCTAATTTGACTCTTTTATGAACAGAGGTGGGTACAACTATAATTAACACAGGTCAACCCCCTCCCCCCGTGTCAAAACAAAGGGCCACCCCAGTCTAACACAAGACCGACACGATTGCAAGGAAAAACATTGGTAATATTCACGAGGCATCAGGGGTTGACACACGGGGCAGACTGTGGTAGTCACGGGGCCCGAAGTCCTACCACAGTTGACACGGGTTGTCAAGTGTTTTATCACTGGTAATATTCACAAGTAAATATGTGTTGACAAAGTGTGTGGACTAGTGTAGGTGCCTATGGCACACCGCAAGCATACTCAGCGCAAGATGTCAATAGATAAAACAAACCAGGTCACAAATATTACCAAAAATAAATTTAGGTACTGAGTATTATTAACGCTTGACAAGGTATAAACAGGGGTGCACTATTCGCCTGTAAGTTAACTAATGTAGAGGGTACTGTTATGGAAATGTTCGATTTGATTGAAGCTAACGAGAACGCTATTGTTGAGTCACAGGGTTTACGTGCAGATTGGTACGAGATCACAGGCGTACATCATGATGGTTACATCTACTATCTGGACATCAGCGCTCGTAGGGGTTCAGAGGCTGAGGCTAGTGACATTAAGTGGTTTGAGGCTGAGATGTCAGAGCAGGAATTACGGGACGCTATAGACACTATTCCCGAAGATGAACACACGCCTACCGACGCAGACTATTACTAGGGGGTTGTATTACTGGTGGGCCTAGGGTTACACTCTGGGTTCACTGGTAAGCCAACCGGCTTAACTTGGAACCTAAACCATTAAGAGGGTAATACTCATGGAAAACGTAACACGCACAAAAGTATTCGGTCGTTCTGTCATCATTCGCAAGCGGGTACAAAAGCGCAAGCCCATTGGCTACGCCAGCGGCTCATGCTTCCACAAGCTGGACGCTGGCTATTGGTCGCTCTACGTGAGCCTACGCAAGCCACAGCGCAAGGTAGGATTTGGTACTATTACCGATAAGTGATCTTGTGTTTAACAGTGGGCATCTATACGGTGTCCACGATTAAACACACGAAACACACGAAACGAGGGTAACACTATGTATACAGTTTGGTTGTTTGATAAAGCCGGGAACCGATCTAACGGCAACACGTTCACAACGAGGGTGGACGCTGTGAAATACGCACAGAATACAGTGTATCCAGATTGGGACTCTGGATGGGTACGCTGGTTAATACGGGAGGAATAACCATGCTTAAACTATCGAAGGCCTCTAAAATGCCGTGTCGCTCGTGGTCGCTTCAAGCGTTAGACACTTGTCCAGCGTCCAGAGACAACACAGGTGCGCTCGTGCCAGCTTGTTCTGGATGCTACGCCACCACGGGAAACTACCGTTTCAAGAACGTACGTGCACCACGGGAACACAACCGTGACGATTGGAAACGTGACTCATGGGTAGATGATATGGTCGCAGAGCTAGATAATGATCGGTATTTTCGCTGGTTTGACTCTGGTGATATGTATGACATTCGACTAGCGAACAAGATTCTGGAAGTGTGCCAGCGCACACCGTGGGTTAAACATTGGATCCCTACACGCATGTACAAATTTAGCAAGTTTGCGGTGGTACTAGCACAGTTACAAGCGTTACCCAATGTTGTTGTGCGCTTGTCATCTGACAGTATCACGGGCGAGACGGTAGACGGCGACACCACTAGCACGATTGCCACGATTGACACTGTGTTACGGGATGCGGTAGTTTGCGAGGCATATACACGGGCTGGCAAATGTGACAAGTGCCGGTCTTGCTGGGACAAAACAGTGTCCGTAGTCTGCTACATTGGACACGGGCGCACAATGGAAAAACAGCAACGCAACGTAATAGCGAGGGTATAACAATGTACTGGGACAGATTCGACATTTGTGAAGCGTGGTATGCGTTCTCTGTGGACTACCACCGTGGGCAGTTTTCACCGGAGTACGCCATCATGGGCAGACTGCAACGTATGGGATACCGTGCGGGTTTCGGTGGTGTGACATACGACGCCTTGACAGAGAACGGTAAAGCAATTTATGATAACCTAGTCAGCAAACTAGAGAGATAACATTATGACACTACAAGATGCGGTAAAAGCGTACATTCACAAGCTAAAGAATGACTCGCCAATCGTGAGCACATCACACGCTCACTACATGGCATACGCTATAAAGTTTGGCGATGACGTATGGCAAAAAGCGTTAGACGATTATTTTGATTCACAGAAAAAGAGAGGGTGACATCATGCCAGAGACAATCGGAGAACACATTAGCGCACTAATCGCTACGGTAGCACTTGTATTTGTGCTGGGAATCGTGGGAGAATTAGAACTGCGAGACATTGAACACGTACAACAGCAACAGAAGGAGCAGAGACAGCGATGAACAAACGATACGGGCAACACCAGACACCAGTGCAAGTAGATTGCGAGTGGGCTACGCTGGACGTAGTGATACACTGGGAATTAACTTGTGATGACTATCAGGACCTGATCACGATTGACAAAATCACAGTAGGCGACAAAGATTTGCGGGAGGGGTGGAACATAGATTACTTTGAAAGTATAATACAGGATGAGGTGTTAGCCGGTGCTGACTACCATTGGACAGACCACGGGGATTAGACTATGAACATATTTTTCCTTGACCGTGACCCATACGAAGCCGCTAGGCTCCAGTGTGACCGTCACGTAGTCAAAATGATACTAGAGACAGCACAACTACTCTCTACAGCACACAACGAGCTTGACGGTGGACAGATTGCGTACAAAAGTACCCACAAGAACCACCCTAGTGCTGTCTGGGTTCGGTCTAACCCTAGGCACTACCGATGGGCGCACCAGCACCTGATGGAGCTAGGGCGAGAATATGAGCGACGTTACGGAAAGGTACACAAGACCATTAAGGATCACGGAAAAGCCCTAGAAACGCTTCCTGTGGCCTTAGACGAGATGTTTCACGGTGTTGTACTACAAAATATAGGCCCGTACACTGATCCACCGCAGTGTATGCCAGATGAGTGTAAACGAGACGACGCTGTGTTAGCCTATCAGGTGTACTACAACTACAAAGCAGACGATTGGGACGCCAGAGGTATCCCTATGCGATGGTACGGACGGGAGGCAGTGTAATGTTACTATCAGTGTTAGCCCTAGTGGTTTGGTTTACGTACATAGAAGTAGAGCACCCTAACAGGGTCAACGAATGTCCCTACGTTGAGGAACTATGCGAACAGGAGGCAGTATGACAACGGCATATGATTACCCAGAACCAGATTTATCACAGGTTCAGATGATTCACGACCTAACTGAGTACGAGTTTAACTTTATTGACTTTGCTACGGTAGTGTCCCTAGCACGTACAGCAATACGTGAGAAGTACTCAAAAATGGAATACCAGGAATTATGCAGGGCATACGGACAAATCTTTGGACCGGAGGACAACGGATGAGATGCAAAGCGTGTGACGTTATCTTAGATGACGCTGAAGTAGTCAAAAAGGATTCATCAGGGGCTTACTATGACCTGTGTACGGACTGTTTGACGGTATCCATTGCTACGCATTGGGAACTAGAAAACATGGAGTCAATAGAAATTGACGGTAATTTTACACAGGATGAAATCTTGACATTGCAGGAAAACTATGATAATATATACTTAAGTATATCTAAAGATAATTAACTAAAGGATATATACTAATGAATAATACTACAGGAGAAACTAAAGTAGGGAGGCGCTGGAATCCTGTAGCCAAACACGATCACAACAAGGGAGGCGCACACAAGGACAGGAAAAAAGATGCCAAAAAGTACCAGTCTAGAGGTAAACGGTTGACAAAACCTCTGGAACGTGAGATACTATAGGTGTACCTTCGGGTACAGTTAATGTTAACAAACGAGGATTATCTCATTATGTCAAGTCAAGTTATTGAAGGAACGGTGAACTTCTCAAACGTCACCCAGCACGATGTGTTCAACGGTCAGGACACTGGTACGTTCAGCATGACCATCACCATGTCTGACGATGATGCGGCTACACTAGCGGCACAGGGCGTCAAGATCAAGGAGTACGAGGGCGCTAAACAGCGTAAGTTTAAGTCCAAGTACTCCATCAGTATGTACGACGCTGAAGGTGATCGGTACAACGGGGAGGTTCCGTACAACTCCCGTGTCCGTCTGAAGTTTAAGACGGGTCCAGCGCACCCTGTGCACGGTACTCCGGTTTATCTGGAGGCTGTCAAGGTGCTAGAGGAAGCGGAAGTATCTGCTGAAGCGGCAGACTTCTGAGGTGAAACCTACTTTCTCACACAAAGAGGAGTGTCCTAAGTGTGGAAGTAGGGACAACGTGGCGGTCTACTCAGACGGTGGTCGCCACTGTTTCACCCCTAACTGTGGTTACCACGTATCAGGGACAGGAGCGCTTCAGGAAATGGATTCTGTGCAACCCGTATCTAACCTACGCATGAGTGGTGTTATTTCTGAGATCAGCGACAGGAGGCTCTCACAGCGTACAGCACAGAAGTACCAAGTAACAGTTGACTACGCACCAGACGGCAAGATTGCTACCCACTACTACCCGTACTACGACAGAGACACGGGCGAACTGGTGGGGGCAAAGCAGAGGTTCGTAAGCAACAAACAGTTTGTGTGTTCAGGTAACATGACCAACGTGGGTTTGTTTGGTCAGAAGCAGTGCCGTGGGTCCGGTAAGTACGTCACGATCACTGAGGGCGAGCTAGACGCCATGGCTGTCTACGAGATGTTCGGACAGAAGTACGACGTAGTGAGCCTACGGTCGGGCGCTAGCAGTGCCGCAAGAGAGATCAAGCAGAGCCTAGAGTGGTTGGAGGGCTACGATAATGTTGTTCTGTGTTTTGATCAGGACAAAGCAGGAGACATAGCAGTAGATCAGGTCAAGCACCTGTTCAGTCCTAACAAGCTAAAGATATGCAAACTGCCAATGAAGGACGCCAGCGATATGCTGACGGCTAACAGGGTGCAGGAGTTTACACAGGCTTGGTGGGACGCAAAGGTGTACCGGCCTGATGGTATTGTCGCAGGGACGGACACATGGGACGCACTGGTAAACAAGAGACAGGTACAGAGTATCCCGTATCCGTGGGACGGACTAAATGAACTCACAAGAGGACACAGACCGTATGAATTGGTCACTATCACCAGCGGTAGTGGCATGGGAAAGTCACAGTTTATCAGAGAACTTGAGTACGACTTGCTCCAACGCACAGACGCCAACATCGGTGTACTTGCGCTGGAGGAGGACGTTGCAACAACAGCTCTGGGAATCATGTCGGTGGCGTCATCTAGGCGGCTACACTTGGAGGAAGACACGCCTATTGATCAGCTTAGACCGCATTGGGAAGCAACGATGGGATCTGGAAGGTACTACCTTTTTGATCATTGGGGGTCAACGTCAGCGGATGAGTTATTATCACGAGTCAGGCACATGGCGAAGGCTTGCGACTGCCGATACATCATCCTTGACCACCTGTCAATCGTGGTTTCTTCTCAAGAGAACGGAGATGAACGGAAAGCCATTGACGAGATCATGACTAAGCTACGCACACTGGTGGCAGAGACGGGGATTACGTTGTTCCTCGTGTCTCACCTGAAGCGTACCTCTGGCACAGCACACGAGGACGGAGGCAGGATTAGTCTACAGGATCTCAGGGGATCACAGTCCATAGCACAGTTGTCAGACATCGTGATCGGCATGGAGCGTAACCAGCAACACGAGGACGAAGACGTAAGGAACACTACGTGCGTCAGGATTCTCAAGAACCGTTACGCAGGAGAGACAGGCCCAGCGTGTTGGCTACGGTACGACAAGTTCACAGGACGTATCCACGAGTGCGCTAACCCAACACCACCGGAGACAGAGTTTTGAACCTAGTCTTTTGTGACATTGAAACTGACGGTCTGGACGCCACAACTATCTGGTGTGCCGTGTGCCGACACAACGGAGTATCGGAGGTAATATGCAATGAACAAGATTTCAAAACGTATGTATCGGATCGCCCGAACTCAAATTGGGTTTTCCACAATGGAATCGGCTATGACTTACCTGTTCTGGGTCGCCTTTGGAATTTTAGTTTTGACCGGAGCAGGATCGTTGATACACTTGTCCTCTCTAGGTTAGCCGACCCAAGCCGGTCTGGTGGTCACTCCCTGCGTAACTGGGGAAACACTCTTGGGTTTGCTAAGGGCGATCACAACGATTGGTCGCAGTTGACACCAGCGATGATCGACTACTGCATACGTGACGTAGAGTTGACTGAAGCGGTGTACAAGCGGTTACAGGTGGAGCTAGACGGGTTCTCTCAGGAGAGCATTGATCTAGAGCACGAAGTACAGTGGATCATACAAGGACAAGAGCGCAACGGGTGGTTACTGGATCAGCGCTTGTGTCACATCTTGTGTGCTAAATTTAAGGAGCGCATGAATGTTATTGAAGCGGATCTACAGGCGCTTTTCCCGCCGATCATTGAGGAGCGATACTCAGAGAAAACTGGTAAACGGCTCAAGGATAAGGTCACTGTATTCAACGTTGGTTCAAGACAGCAAGTGGCCGACAGGCTTACAGCTAAGGGCGCAGTATGGACGGAACTCACTGCGACAGGCAAACCAGTTGTTGATGAAAAGACGCTTAGGGAGAATCATCATGTTCCCGAAGCGGAACAAGTACTGGAATACCTCTTACTCCAGAAGCGGTACGCTCAAGTCAACTCGTGGCTAGAGCACGTACAGGATGACGGTAGGGTACACGGTAGGGTCACTACTAACGGTGCTGTAACCGGACGTATGACGCACCAGAACCCAAACATGGCACAGGTTCCTTCAGTTAACTCTGAGTTTGGCAAGGAGTGCCGTGACTGCTGGATAGTACCAGAGGGACGTAAGCTAGTGGGTGTTGACGCTAGTGGACTAGAACTACGGATGCTCGCACACTACATGGGCGACGAGGAGTTTACAGATGTCTTGCTTAGAGACGACATTCACACCAGAAATCAAATTGCTTCTGGACTTGCAACAAGACCTCAAGCAAAGACTTTCATCTATGCTTTCCTCTACGGGGCAGGAGACGCAAAGATTGGAAGCATCGTCGGAGGAACGGCAAAAGATGGCAATGCGCTTAGGACACGCTTTTTACGAAATACACCTTCTCTTGAAACTCTACGAGAACGAGTTGGATCTGCTTCTAGGAAAGGATACCTCGTCGGACTGGACGGACGAAAACTCTGGGTCAGATCAGAACATAGTGCACTGAACACACTCTTGCAGTCTGCCGGCGCAATCATTATGAAACGTGCACTGGTGCTGTTGGATGACTACGCAACACAACACAAGATTGACTACAAGTTTATAGGGAACGTACATGACGAAATACAATCGGAGGTGGTTACAGAACAAGCAGAGAAGTTCGGCTGGCTCGCAGTCGAGTGCATCAAGGCGGCTGGTCTATCATTTCAACTCAGATGCCCCCTTGACGGAGAGTACAAAGTGGGATCAACGTGGGCGGAGACACACTGAGGATGCTTTTATGGACTCTTGCAATACTTGCGGTGTTGAACTCACAGAGCAAAACTGGAACCCAAGCTGGAAAAAACAGGACCGACTACAGTGTAAAGACTGTAATAACCCTAATCGAAAAAAACACAACCCAAACAGAATGTGGGTAAACGGGAAATACATTTCAAAAAAGCACCCCTTGTTTAAACCCGGACGCTACAAGACGTTTGAGGATGCCGCCTTTAGCAGTCTGGCGAAGTACGAATTGAGCAAGGAGGGACAGGTGTACATCATCACTAACCCTAACTTCCCTGAGTGGGTCAAGGTGGGCATGGCTGTGGACTCAGAGGACAGGCTAAACGGTTATCAAACGTCTTCACCGTTCAGAGACTACGAGTTGTTCGCTTGTTGGTCAGTGTCGGACAGACGGTCTGCGGAGTCAGAAGCCCACAGTCTGCTAGAGAAAACGTATGATCGTAAGGGTGAGTGGTTTAATTGCACACCAGATCAAGCTCAGTCGGCGTTATCTAACTTAATGGAGCAACACAAATGAACAAACTTTACTCACTGGTAGACGACATCTACAACGTAGTGTCTACCAAAGAAGTACCAGAGGACGTTGATCTGTACGACGAGATTGACCGTTTTGGTGAGAACTGCAAACGTCTAATGACTAACCTGTTCACAGAGAAGCGTGACGGTCGCAAGCTACGAATGTCAAACATCGGGCGTGACGACCGTTACCTCTGGAACGTAGTGAACAACTCTGACGTAGAAGAAGAGATGACTCCTAACACCTACGTCAAGTTTATGTACGGGCATCTGATAGAAGAGATGCTCTTGTTTTTAACTAGACTATCAGGACACGAGGTGACCGATGAGCAGAAGAAGTGTGAGGTTCAGGGCATTACAGGCTCTATGGATTGTAAAATTGACGGTGTTGTCACAGATATTAAATCTGTCTCGTCTTTTGGGTTTAAGAAATTCAAGGACGGAAGTTTGGCTTATGATGACCCGTTTGGATACGTTGCTCAAATTAAAGGGTATGCCCATTCGGAAGGCGAAACCAAGTTTGGTTGGCTAGCGATGGACAAACAGAACGGACACCTGACGTACCTCATGTACGACTCTGAGGACACACAGGCTCCCGTTCACGAAAAGATTGGCTACGACATAGAGGAGCACATCAAACGTGTAAAAAAGCTAGTGGAGCAACCGGAGCCGCCAGGATTTTGCCACGAAACCGTACCAGATGGCAAAAGTGGAAACAGAAAGCTCGCAGTCGGTTGTTCTTACTGTCCCTACAAGTTTACCTGTTGGCCCGAAGTAAGAACCTTCATCTACTCAAGTGGTCCAAGATATTTAACAGAGGTGGTCAATGAGCCGAAGGTCACGGAAATCCAAGCTGGGTAACTTTAGGTCGGAGTTTGAGAGAGATGTCGCAACGCAGTTACAACCATTTGGCTTTAGCTACGAACCGTTCCAAGTCCCGTACAGGATTGAACGAAAGTACACACCAGACTTTGTATACGAACTCAACGGACGGACGTACCTCATTGAGTGCAAAGGATACTTTAGAGCAGGAGACACGCAGAAGTACAGAGCGATCTCTCAGTGTCTCCCAGAGACGCAAGAACTCATATTTGTACTGATGAAGCCTAATCAGAAAGTGAGTAAAAGTACCAAACTTACTATGGCAGAATGGTGTGACAAGCACGAGATTTTATGGTATAATATAGATACGCTAAAGGAGTTGGTTAGTTATGTCTCTGACACTAGAAGAAATTAAGGAACGGCTGTTGAGGTTATATGATCCTGACGATCTTCTGGAAGCCTTGCAAATATCATCTGAAGAAATACTAGACAGATTTGAGGACAAACTAATCAAAAAGATAGAGGCTTTTCACGAGGAACTAGAGGAAGAAGAGGGAGAGTATGCAGAATGAGTGGACTACTTATTTGGATAAACACGGTAACGTTATAAATCACGGCTTTTTAGATAAAGCTAAACCAGAGGAATGTCCGAAAATGCACTTTAAATTAACAGCCAAAGATCATCACGACGCTACTCTTATGGGACAGGATACTGTCAGACTGTGTGAAATGCAGGGTATTGTCCCAAGGATGAAAGACAAAAAAGGCATGGACACGAGAACTAAAAATAATGTACTTGCGTTCAAGGCAGAGTTTTTATTCGCTCGTTTGTTTAATCTACCACTGCCTGTTGTGAATGTCTTGTCTGACGGTGGAATAGACTTCTGGTTGGGCGAAACATCAGTAGACGTTAAATGTAGCTCGTATACGGACGGCCCGTTAATTTTTGACGATGAAAAATCTTTTGCCGCTGACTTTGCAGTACTATACGGGGCAACTGATGATCCTAAAGTTTTAAAGCTGAACGGCTGTATAGACAGAAACACTTTCTTTGAACAAGCCTACAAAAAAGACTTTGGTTACGGAGAAAGATTTGTAATGAGGGCTAATAGTCTAGACCCTATAGAAAAACTATGGAGAGTTTACGTTGAAAAAAACCTGATGGAGAACAACAATGAGTATTGACGGCGCTACGCCAGAAGATTGGGACAGAGTGTCTAAGACATCTATAGGTAAACTGTATCACCCAAGCGACAACCACAACCCCGTGACACAACCCGATCACTACAACAAGGGAGCGATAGAGGCCATTGAAGCGATCAAGGCGTCCATGCACCCGCAGGAGTACAAAGGGTATCTCAAGGGTAATTGCCTGAAGTACCTCTGGCGTTACGAGTACAAGAACGGTGTAGAGGACTTGCGGAAAGCTAAGGTCTACCTAGAGTGGTTGATCAAGGAGGTAGGACCGTGAAAGTAGTAGAAGGCAAGTTCGGTAACAAAGATGAAGACAAGAAGGAGATCACCACATCAGAGTTTCTATCAGCGTTTGTAGTCAAAGCACTGCAACACGAGGAGGAGGGACGAAAGGTAAAGGTGGCTGTTGTGATGTACGAAGACGGCGAGATGTTTGAAGTAGCGTCCAACGAGCAGTATCCTGATGGGGTGTACATGCTTCTGCAAATGGCGGCACAGGCAATCATTAACGAAACACTAGGAGTAACAGAATGAGAATAAGCGATGTAAACATACGTAATGCCACCAACGGATTCATACTTGAGTGGTATGATGACGAAAGCAAGATTATGATTTACGACACGATGGACGCACTGATTGCCGCAATTAGAGAACTACTGGAGGACTGATGGACGCATATCAACAGTACATACACAAGAGTCGCTACGCTAGGTATTTGCCAGAGGAGAAGCGCAGGGAGACTTGGGAAGAAACAGTCAGCCGGTACTTAAACTTTTGGGGCGACAAACTCCCAGAGACTTCACGTAAGGAAGTGTACGAGGCTATCCACAACCTAGACGTAATGCCTTCCATGCGAGCACTGATGACCGCAGGGGAAGCACTGGAGCGTGACAACGTAGCAGGATTTAACTGTAGCTACCTACCGATAGATCACCCCAAGGCGTTTGACGAACTGATGTACATTCTGCTGTGCGGAACAGGTGTAGGCTTCAGTGTGGAACGACAGTACGTGCAGAAATTACCAGAGGTAGCGGAGACATTCCATGAAACCGATACAGTTATTAATGTGGCAGATTCGAAGATCGGATGGGCGAAATCGTTTAGGGAGTTGGTATCACTGCTGTATTCAGGTCAGATTCCCCAATGGGACACAAGCAGAGTTAGACCTTCAGGTGCCCCGCTTAAAGTTTTTGGAGGTAGAGCAAGTGGTCCAGAACCTCTGCTCGAACTGTTCAGATTCACAGTTGAACTCTTTCAGGGAGCTTCTGGCAGAAAACTTAGCTCCGTTGAGTGCCACGATCTTTGCTGTAAGATTGCTCAAATCGTCGTTGTCGGAGGAGTCAGACGATCAGCCCTCATCAGTCTCAGCAACCTCACAGACGACAGACTCCGACGTTGTAAACACGGACAGTGGTGGGTAGATAATCCCCAGCGTGGGCTGGCGAACAACTCTGCTTGCTACACAGAGAAACCAGACTTTGAGGCATTTCTAAATGAGTGGACCAGCCTATATGAATCCAGATCAGGAGAGCGAGGAGTATTTAGTAGAGTCGCAAGTCAGAAACAGGCTTCAAGAAATGAACGAAGAGATGCTACCTTTGATTTCGGAACTAATCCGTGTAGCGAAATCATCCTCCGACCCTACCAATTCTGCAACCTTTCAGAAGTTGTTGTTAGGCCACAGGATACACTCAACAGCCTCAAACGAAAGGTTCGGATTGCGACTATCCTTGGGACTCTTCAGGCTACCCTCACCGACTTCCGATACCTCAGAAATATTTGGAGAGTAAACACGGAAGAAGAAGCACTGCTGGGTGTATCTCTGACAGGTATCATGGATCACCCGTTGCTCTCAGGACGAGGAGATAAGAATGAACTCAAGAAGTGGCTCAGAGCCATGCGTCAGGAAGCAATCAAGGTCAACAAGGAGTGGGCTAGTAAGTTGGGTATCAATGTATCTACCGCTATCACTGCAGTTAAGCCTTCAGGCACTGTTAGTCAGTTGGTTGATTCTGCTAGTGGGATTCATCCTCGTTATTCTGCTCAGTACATACGCAGAGTTAGGGCAGACGCTCGTGACCCACTTTGCGCCGTCCTAGAGGCCGCTGGTGTCCCTGTGGAGGACGATGTGATGTCCCCCAGTACTAGGGTATTCAGCTTCCCTATCGCCTCTCCAGAGGGCGCTGTGACAGCCTCAGACATGGGTGCTATGGAGCAGTTGGAACTGTGGGAGATATATCAGGATGAGTGGTGTGAACACAAGCCGTCCATGACTTGCTACTACCGTGACGAGGAGTTTCTTGAGGTGGGACAGTGGCTGTACAACAAGTTTGACAAGGTAAGTGGCATATCTTTCTTACCGTACTCAGACCACACGTACCAACAGGCCCCGTATGAGCCGGTGGACAAGAAGACTTTCAATCAGTTGAAGAAGGACTTTCCTACAGAGATTGATTGGGACATCAACGAGGAATCCGATATGACTGAGGGTAGTCAACAGTTGGCCTGTACCGGCAACAACTGTGAACTCTAAGTTACTCCGGTACGCTCTAGTTGGGTTGCTCTTAGGAGCGCCCAACGCCTCTTCTGACACCCTGATAAGGTCTGGATGTTCTAAGGACTATCCTGGTGTCCAGTGGTCTATCTACGAGGACACAGGCGGTAACAGGTACGTAACCAAGGACCCAAGGTCACGTAAGTGTGGGTTCTCCCGTAAACTCAATCTGTCTCTGGTCAAGGAAGCTGGAGACAGGTTTGACCCTGTGGTTATCTCTGTGGACTACAGAGACATGCTAGGCCGTGAGGAAGGCTGGGGCATGGTACACCACAGCACAACCAGAGGTACAGCCAAGAGGGTCGGATGCTGTACTGTGGAGGTGTACGGGGACGGGTCTACGGGTGACGGTGTGTTTACTCTGGGTGTTGAGCAGATACAGTTTAGGCTTGAGCCAGAACCTGTGTGTCCTACTGAGAGTAACCTAGACTGTCAGGGGTACGAACAGAGGGGGTCTTATCCGTTTATCTACTACGGTGAAGACGATGACCGTTTGGTTACGTGGGAGTTAGGTGTGCTTATGTACGCCTCTCACGCTAAGTACGGAATAGACACACCGATAGAGTTGATGTACGAGTACCCAGAGATGTGGGACCAGTGGGAGGACAGGGTTCAGAAGTACAACGAGGTGTACGAGAAGTCCGGTGTACACGTTAGGTACGAGCTAAAGGAACTGTGGTTAGCTCACTACCACACGTTGCACGACGTAGAGAAACAGGCTAATCAACTCCCTGTGGACGTTGTGCTGGCCTACGGTACGTCTTACGCAGATACCTGTGGTGTGGCTTACCCTAACCTGAGTTTCAACGAGGGACAGCCACCGTCGTCCATGTCTCAGTGTGACGTATACACTGACCTACACGAGATAGGACACTCAGTGGGTTTAGCACACGGACCAGAGAACCAGAGTAACCAGAAGTCAGGCTACATATTCCCTGAGTTTGGACACGGGTGGAACGATGTGTGTGGTAAGTACGACGACTTGATGTCATACGGTATCCACGGGGTGTTCCACAGTAACTCTCTGTTGGTGTGTAACGAGGTGGTCAACACGTCTGAGACAGCATCAGCAGGACACAGGCAGATCACTGACACTGCTTACGCTATCAACAGGGTTAGGTACAACGTGTCGCTAGTGAACGACGAGAGTTTTGACAGGAGGGGAGTCTTGAGGCCCGTGGCTACACAGGCCCGTAGACTGAGGGAGATGATCGTGGATTAACTGAAGAATAGGATAGAGTAACCTCTGTCTTGCTTGGCTACGTCCTCTGGCTTGTCTTTCGGGTCATGGGGCGTAGTCATTCCCATCTGTTGCATCTTACGAATTTTTTCCTTTGACTTCTGGCACATACTGTGGTAGTCGTGGGATGTGTAAGAGACACTGTGCTTATCGTTGTTGTTCTTCGTTTTCATTTATAGATGCTCCTGTTAACATTCCAACTCTACCTACGTTTTTACCAACAGTCATGTAGTCCTTAAGATTAGCAGTTCTTTTGTAAACTCTCGTCACGATACTGTGCTTCTGTTTTTCTAGAGGCCTCTCTGTACTGCCTTCGTAGATCATAGAAGTTTTCTTTACTCATCTTCTTCAGACCCTTGCTCTTGTTGCATCAAGTCTAGTAGAACTAAACGATCTGCTTTTAATTGAAACAGTATATTTGGATCGTCTGACTTTTTAATTAATGTGTTTATTGCTTTTAACGTTTCTGCGTACATTTTTGCCCTATTTTTCTTTGACAACAGTTTTACAGCGCCGTATAAACTAGCGCCGGTTGTTCCTGCCGCAACTGCTGGGCCTAGTCCACCGATGGCACCAGCCACAGCAGTACCAGTAAAATATAAAGATCCTAGAGTTGACGGAAGAAGAGCGGCATCTTTCAATCTCTGCCACATTCGCTTCAAAGCGTTGTCTAACTCTCTGTTTCTCTTGTTTACCATTCTATCCAAAGCTAGGTAACCGTTGTGTTGCTGGTTAAGCAGATGGTGAGCCTCGTCTCCCGGAGTTATTTCTTTTAGTTTTTCGTTCAAAACTTCACGAACAACTCTAGCCGCTTTAGCCCTACCTGTAGCAGACGCAGGGTCTAAAACATCTGTATAGGCGTCACTTAACAAACTGTCAAACTCTTTTCTAGCTTTTAACAAACCCATAGCATCAGTGCCATACCTTTGAACTAAAGACAAAGCATCGTTTGCTAGCTCTAAAACTATTTTTTGTGAATCAGGAGTTATTCCACGAAAACCGGCAGATTCTTTGAAAGCGGCTAGAGCCTCTGACATCTCAGCAACTAAATCATTAGCATCTACTTTTGGATTTCCTGCGGCTTTAATAAACCTTTCAAGCTCTTCTGCCTGATTACCAATGTGATTTAACACAACGTTCATGTTATAAGTGTAAGACCTATTTGGGTCTACATTAGGTATAGTCTCTAAAACACCTATAATCTCTGAACTTTTTTCATCAGGAATCCAACGCTGGGTTCTTAATATGCCACCCTCCTCAACGACATCAGTTGCGCCAAAGGACTCAGGTTTGATTAACACCTGTATCCCGTCCCGTCTCTGTTGTATGTTAATTTTGCTAGATTTTGCTCTAGCCCTCCGTTCCGCGACATCAATGTTTAAATCAGGTCTGGGACTAAACAACACAGATAAATCTATAGTATTATCTATTAATGCTTCTCTACCGGGGTTTTGTGTTTTCCATTCGTTGTACTTACCGTACCCCATTTCTATAAAACTAACAGCCTCTTTAAACCAATCAGTATTCTTTATTTTATTGTATGCTTCTTCAGCGCCTTTGCGAACAGAGTTTGGTATAGAACTAATGGCGTAATCTGTCAGTATGTCACCAGCAGTTAGAGCACCAGTAGCCACACCACTCGTAACTTCAGCGGCAAAAGGAAACATTGGACTTTCTAAAGGATCTAGCGCTTCAACACGTTTAGCGTACTCCTGTCTGCCTTCTTCAATCTTCTGAGGCACACGCTCCATAAACCCTTCCATACGAGTTACGTACTCTTCAGTAGGGTGGGATAAACGAGTCCACTTACCGTTTATAAAACCCACACGCTCTCCAGTATTAGGGTTTGTAGCAGTCTCAAGCGGAACCCAAGAGTCTCCGTTCCAGTATACCTTTTCTCCCGTTTCTGGGTTAGTAGCTGTTTGCATCTTATTGGTCCCTTACAAAACCGGATGGAGGATTGGCAACAGTGTCAACATCTTGCGTTGTTGGCGGTGTTCTCTTTGTTCTAGAAGGCAACACAAAACCGTAAGCTCCGGGCGCTACCCCCATTTCTTTTACTGTCCTGTTGTACAAGTCAACTTTATTTTCTCCTGCTTTTTTAAGAATTTTCAAGATTCTTTGCAGAGAAGCCGCAGTCATCTCAATGTCTCCAGCGGCGGCTTTGTTTGCAAACTCACGGTCAGCATCGGACAAGCCTGTGCCAGCACCAAAGTTTTTGATAATCTCAGCAACACGAGGAGCCGCCAGTGCAATGTATGCTTCTGTGTTTTGCAAAGCAGGGTCTGAAGCATCAATACCTAAAAACTCAGACAACTCACTTCTAATTCGTCTAACGAATAACTCAGGCTGTGCTGTTGCTCCTGTTATCATTTCATCAGTCAACGGTAAAACTTCTTCAATGTTGTTTAAAGTCGCTATTGTTTGAGACGTTGACTCGTGGAGTTCTTGGAAGTGCTTTACTCCAGCTTCTGCTAATTTTTCGCTTCTATAGTTAGCTATGTTTTCTACTTGCTGTCTATTAGGCGCTCTGCGTAAACCTATCTCACTGGCTCTCTTGAATACCCCATCAGCAGGATCTCTTACTTTAGCGTCTTTTTTGTTTACTTCAAGTAAAGTTTCAGTTCCGTCAGGAAGTATAAAAGACTTTAGTTCTGCCTCTTGACCTTCTATAATTTTAAGGAAAGCCTCATCAGTCAGGTCAGACATATAAGGCTCATAAGTAATTCCGTATCTCTGAGCAAGCGCTCTTCTTCCGGGAACTCCACGCTGAGAGATAACTTGTTTTATCTCCTGTTCACGTAGGTCTTTTTGTATTGCCCTAAGCGATTCAGGGTCTGTCGTATTTGATGCTCTTTCTGCAATATCAGGCAAGCCTAGTTTTGTAGCCGAACTTGCGATTGACTCTTGCAGAGCTGTCAACGATTGCTCCTTAGCTGTTGTAGCTTGTGCTTCTGTCAAACGCTTTGCCTCATCCATCAGCAACTGACCCATTCGTTGCATATTTTCATCAGGATTCATTAATGCGTCTTGTGCCGCACGTACCATCCCAGCAGGGTTGTTCTGGTAAGCCCCAATAATCTGCTGGAACTGCTCTTGAGCACTCTGCGCCTTTCGTTTTTCAGCGCGACGCGTAAGCATACCAGCAATCCCTGTGCCTACGCCAGAGATTCCACCGCCAATAGACTGTCCGATGTTTTGCCCTGCTGAAGCTAACATTCCACCTACGTTATAAGCCATTATATTATCCTCTGTCCTTTAATCACCAGAACTTCCACCAAGGCTCTTCAGCACCCAATATAGTTCCTAAACCACCCAGCAAACCACCGTACACGTTACCGTACAAACTAGCAAGTCCTGTTTTTTGGCCCATTTCAGCACTTAGTTTAGCCATTGCCGCTTCTAGCTCGTATTCGCCCATTTGTCTACGTGCAACGTCAGCCATAGACGCAACGTTGAGAGCAGGAGAGAACGCAGAGAGCATAGCCGCCTGTGGTATGTAAGCGCCCTGAAGCGCACTCAAGCCAAGCCCTTGCTGTGCCTCTTCTAACCCAAGACTTCCTGCCAGCAAGCCCATACCACCTGTCATAGCTTGTTGAGCCATAAGTTGTTGTGCGGCTTCCAGAGCCTGTCGTTGAGTAGCAATGTTAGAGCCTAGTTGACCGTAAGTAGAACCTATGTCAGCTTGTTGTAGTTGCTCTTTTTGTGCTTGAGTTATTGCCATAAGAGCCGCTTGGTTCTGTGCTTCTTCTTGTGCCTTAGACAACGCTAGTTGCTCTGGCGTACCACCGTACATAGCTGTCCGTACACCGCCTCTTCCTTGAGCAAACAAACGTTCTTCTAATTCAAGTCTCTTTCTTTCTTCTTCACCAAGCTGTGTAGCCCTAATTCTGTCGTACACTTCTTGTTCTCTAGCACCCATAGGCATACCAGCTTGACCCATGAATTGCCCACCTAAGCCAAACGCCTGTTGTGCCGCCTGTTGTTGACCAGCGAGGCCAAACGGAGATACGCCTAACTGCTGTTGACCTATGCCCAACAACTGTTGACCGGCAGTTCCCAGTTGTCCAGCGCCAACAGGAGTAGCACCAAACCTAGAGAGTGCCTGAGTTTCCAGTGCGCTCTGTAAGGCCGCAGAAGTAGGATCTAATGTGTACTGAGTTCCTCCTGCTCGAGTAGCTTGTATTCTACCTGTAGGACCGCTAACCGTAAACGGTTTAAACGCAATGTCAGGGGTAGGTAATGCAGGAATATCTTCTTTAAAGATACTCTCAATAGTACTGGGAACAAGCCCTTCAACAATATCGCTTAAAAAGCCCATTAGTAAGTACCTCTGTTGTTATTATAATTCATCATAGCGTTTTACCTATCAGTGCTAGTACATTCATTTCCTGTATGGACAGTGCGTATCCGTTAATGTCTGTTTCAAGACCTACGCTGATTACTGAGCCGTAACCTGTTGTGTTAATAGAAGAACGACTAATAATTGTGCCTTCTTCTGAAAACTCTGCTACGTTGTACTCAGACTGTCCGTAGAATCCGGGTGTAGCACTGCTGGTTCTAAACGTGCTAGTGCTGGTTGCTGTTGAAAAGTCGTAAGACCACTTGAGAAATATGTCTGCGTTGTTACCACCAATAATCGTAGGTCTAATCTTTTTCAGCATCTTAATCTTAGATGGATCACCAAAGCTCAAGCCGGGACTGTAGTAACGAAAACGATAGACACTACCGTTATCAAAGTAGTTATCGTAAGTTCCAATACCCGCCGTTGTGCCTATGTATATGTCACCGTTTCTGTCCCTGTGGAAACATTTGAAGTCCACACTAGGCCATCGTGTTACCCTGTACGCACCGTTCTCCAGTGTGCCTCGTACATCAAAGCAATACACGAGGTTGAGATCAGGAAAGCACAGAAGATAGAAGTAGTTCTCAGGACTGTACACTGTACTAACTGGTTCTGTTTTACCCAGTGTGTTAGCAATTAGTTCCTGTTTGATGTTTCTACTCAAGTCGGTAATAGGCAAAGACTTCTCTTGTATAGATCGCCCTAAACTCCTAAGACCTGTAGGTGAAAGAAACAATAAATCTGTTCCTATACTCTGTACACTCTTTCTGTCTACACAGCCAACACCGGGAATGGTGTCTTGTATAGCCATATTTGCTGGACTCTCTGCACCACCGTACACCAGCGTATTGTTTTCACCAAAGACCACTAGCAGTCCGTTGTGTGCCGCTATAGCTACAACCTTGTCAAACCCGTTAGGCCACGCCTTAGATACATCAATAGATCCGCTAGATCCACCAGAGAAATCGTGTCCTATTAACAAGTCAGACCAATAGATCGTGTTGTCATTAGTAGCGTTACCTACGCACCACACTCGTCCGTAAGCACCTATAGCTTCGTTAGCGTACTGTGCAGAAGTTACAGACGCACCAGCAACACTAGACATCTTAGTAACTGCACCTAGACTGTTGCTGTACACGAGGGGCTCGTAGCCACGTTGGAAGAAGTAAGCGTGATCGTTAAAGTTAAATATCTTCCAATCGTTATCTGTAATCGTGTACGACCCCGGAGTTGCGTCAACCAGTGTAGTCGTACCTGTCATTATCTTGTTGTTGCCAGTACTAAAGATTACCTCGTTACCAGCGTTGTCGTAAAACTCGTGGATGTTAGAGAGGTAGTCAGTACCTAGTACAGTCTTGTCTGTAGTTACAACAGCGTTGCCCTTACGTGAAGCTAATCGTCCTCGTCTGTCAATAATAGCGTTATCCGCAATCTCCGCAAAAGACGTATCCTGTGCAAGCGGAGAATCCTCTGTGTTGATCCCTTTAAACGCAGGAGCAACTAAGTTAATGCTTTGTAGTGGCTGGGCCATCTAGCGTCTCCCTACGGTGTGTACCAAATAGTTTCTTCAGGGTGCTTCTGTGCGTCCAGAGCGATAGCGTCAGACAAGTACTTGTCAGCAATAGCAAAGTACTCTGGTGTTGACGTACCGCCTGTCTCCCCACGTTCACGAGCCAACAGAGCTACCGCCATGTGAATTACAGGCTGACTAGGAATAGCCAGTGTGTCAGAGTCAGAACTCAAGGCTACGTTCCTGATGACGCTTTTGACTTTAATAGAGTAAACACCGTCAGGCTTAGGGTACACATCAATCTGTGCGTCACCAGAGCCGTCGATGCCACTAAACGTGTAGTACTCTGGCTTACCAGATGTCGGTGTGTTTACCAAGAACTTATCGTCAAACCAAGTCTGTGGTCTGTACTCCATCACAATGTTAGACGTATCGTTGATAATGTTTAGGATCTTACCTTGGTCTTGGTATCCCGTGAGTGAGTACGTGTAGTCGTCAGCCGCCGTGGTGATCGTAAGGGTAGACCTAAGATTAGACCAATCCCAAGCGTTTTCCACGAGTTGCTTTGCGTCGTTAATAAAGTCACCAACCATAGCACTGTACGTGTTGGCGCTCACTGTCGTTACTGTGTCTTCTCGTAAACGCCTCAGTACGTTGTTTACTATGTCTAAATAGGTCATACTAAGCCCTCAAACAAACTAGTTATGCTAGTATTTTGGTTATCTATCCCTTCTACGTATTGTTGTAAAAAGTTTTGAATTGGAAACTGCATTTTAGTCAAAAGCTGTGGATCGCCTTGTAACTCAAAACCAGCATCTACGGAAAACATACCGCCACCGGCACCGCCAGTTCCACCACTACCGCCACTAGGAGGTTCTGGAGGGGGAGCTGTACCACACTCTTCTGGGTTAGCCGCCGCGTACTCAGCGCAAGTACAATCGTTACACTCTGGATCTGTTCCACAGATAGTAGGATTAGCTTTTGCATACTCAGCGCAAGTACAATCGTTACACTCTGGATCCATTCCACAGATAGTAGGATTAGCTTCTGCATACTCAGCACAAGTACAATCGTTACACTCTGGATCTGTTCCACAGATAGTAGGATTAGCTTCTGCATAGGCTGAATCTAAACAAGGGTCAACTGTAGTTGGACACTGTTGATCTTTAGGAATGTAAGAACCGTTGCACTCTTTGTAACCACATTCGTCTGCATTAGTAGCATCTATTGTTGAACAAGGATCAACTGTAGTTGGACACTCTTGTTCTTTAGGAATGTAAAAACCATTGCACTCTTGGTAACCACATTCGTCTGCATTAGTAGCATCTATTGTTTCACAGTTGTCGTCTATTGAACAATCTTCATTAGTAGATCCGTTTATACAATCTCCACACTCACTAGGTTTATTTTGTTCGGGAACAGCGACAACGTGGTATCTGCCTAGAGCTTTACACTCTTCAGGAGTAGGTCCGGGGTTTACAAAGTCAGCGACACAATCACAGTTGTCTGCGTATTTACCGGGAGCACCGTCTTTTGTTGTACAAGGGGTGTTTGGAGTACAATCAAGGGGTTCTACACACTCTCCTGTTATGTCATCTTTTACAAGTCCTCTAGATTGACAGTTGTCTAATGAAGGAATACACGGGCCTGTTGGATTATTAGCATCTGGGTCAAAGCCCTCTTCGCATTGACCGCACGAACTCTTAGTTCCAGCCGCAGTACTAGGAATATACTCTCTGTTTAAGGCGATACAATCGTCCTCAGTGTCTCCGGTATCTTTCCATTCGACACACTGCCCGTCTATTTCTTGGTGAGTACTCAAGCACGGACCACAGCCTGTTACTTTGTCGCCTTGTTTTGTTCCCCTGTCTCCTTGTCTACCTTCTGATGCACAATCAACTGTAAAGTCATCAACAACAGCTTTATCTCTACACCGATCATCAGTTCCTATTTCTTGTGTTTTGTTTAAACACCCTCCACATTCTTCTATACTTTTTACTTCACCGCCTTCTCTACCGTAGTCTGAACAGTTAATTAAATTTGTCGGAGTATCTAAAGGAAGTCCTGTTATTTCATTAATTTTGTCTATAACGTCGTTTTTCTTGCCTTCAATTTCTTGTAGGATAATACCGGATATGGTTGTGCCTAGTACACCTGTAATCCAATCAGTAATCTGTCCCGGCGTTACGTCGTCTATACCGCCAAAAATGTCGTCTATTTTACCTAGTACCCAATCTTTAGCTCTCTGAATAAATCCTTCGTCGTCTTCGTCACCTTGAGGAGCACTAAAGATGTCCGAAATAGTGCCACCTATTTCTTCTACTTTATTTTCTAAGTCTCTAACTGTGCCTACATCTATGTTTCCGGGGGGCATAGGCAAACCGGGTATTCCACCAAGGACACTAGCACTTACACAGTCTTTCCAGCACTGGTTTCCTTCAGTGCCGTCGGTTCCCGCACAATCCCAAGGCTCTTCACCTTCACCTGTTAATTCACAGGTATAACCTCCGCTTCCAAAGACAGCTTCTAGGACATCATCAACTGTCATGTCCTTGACTTTGCCTATTTGACCTTCAATCCAATCTTTGATGGCTTGCGCTGTTTTTGTCTGATCTTCTGGAATTTGAGAGCCTGTGCCCTCCATATCAGGACAGTCGTTTATAGTTTCTGCGAAAACACCACCACCACAACTGACGTAAGTGGGGTAGCTTTCTGGATCTTTGCTTAAATCTTTAGGTACAAGTTGACCGTCACTGCTTATTTCGTAACCACATTCATCAGCATTTTCTTGAGTAATGACTTTACAATCAGGACCAGCAGGAGTAGTAGATACGCACTCCCCTCCTTGTATTGTGCCGTCTAAAGGACCGTTAGTAACTGTAGCGCACTTGTCTCCCTCTTTAAGTCCTGAATTACCTACTGGACTTACCTCCCAATTATCGGCGTCATAGCCAATGTCTCTTAAAATAGTCGCAAGTACGTTGTTTCCTTTAAAATTTTCATTGTCAACTGTAGCCCTAGCTATTTCGTTTATTGCTTCGTCAGAATAACCAGCGCCTTTTAGTATTTTGTATATTGACGCATTGTCAGTAGGAGCCTGTACAATAACAATGTCGTTGTAGTAGTCTTCAAAACCTTCTACGTCCATTAGACCACTAACGTCTACTTCTTGCATGTCCTTTAGCGTAGCGTCACCAGAACCGTACTTAACCAGAGCCTCTAGCCAATCTGCCGCCGCTTGACCCTTGCCTTCCAGTTTGTCACCAAATTTACTAATGAAGTCTCTGAATAGCTGAGTTTCAGCAATCTCATCACGGATGAGGTCAGAAGGTATAGTACCGTAGTCAACATCTCCGGGCAAACCTACTCCGGGTTCTACAGTAACTGTAACGCCTCCTGTAGTGCTGGTATTATCGCCGCCTGTTCTAAACATTCCGTTAGCCATGCGTTACTTACCCTTCATCTGCATCAGCTTGTCAGCACCACGTATGCCAAAGCTAGCCGTGACTGCTACGTAAAGCAAGTACTGGTAGTAATCAGGTAGCTTGTCTAGCTCAACAAAAGCTAACCCTACCCTCTGCATAATACTCAAGTCATCCATAGCAACTCCGTAACATACGGCTAACAAAGGCAACGACAGCACCACAGTGAACCACTCGTCTTTCCACGAGGTTGCACTAGCCGCCGCCATCTCTTGTTCCCACGTAGCTGTGTTCTTGATGACTTCCATCTTAGCTACGTGTTTAGCTTGTGACTGCTCGTGCTTGTTGTTAATCCAAGTCTTAGCGAGTCCAGCGATAGGTCCGATCAGTGCAGTCCACATACCTTAGTCTTTGTCCTTGTTCCTAAATCCCTGTACTGTATCTGTTTCCCATATTCGTATGGCTACCCATATGATAGTGAACATGGCAGATATAGGCGGCAGGATTGCACTGATAGTGCCTAACATAGTACCTACGCTCATTACATCAACAATTTGCTTTGCGGACTCATCCATTACTAACCCCTTGTATAACGCTTATGGTTGTCCAGATAATCCCAGCAGTGACCATTAGGCTTATAATAATTGCTGATACATCTAGCATACGTCTTTGTTTTCTTCGTTGCTTGTAGATCACTTGTTCGCGTTTGGTTCTTATGTCACGACGCATCTGCATCATTTCTCTGTACGTGTCTTCACCGTATGCGTACATGATCAACTCGCGTATTTGCTTTTCCTGCTCCTCTATTTTCTTCTTTGCTATGATGGCGTTTAACGCTTGTTCTTCTACAGAGCTGTTGTCAAACACCTTCTTAAATAGTGGAGGGTTTTCTATCTCCTTTTCAGCTTCTTTTAAATCACTTGCAAGTGTGTACCACTGACCTAACTTCTGAGCTACGTGTTCTATCTCTGCGCCTTTGGATACAAGAACCTGTACACCCTTGAACGCAGTAGACGCCATCGCTACCAGAGATACAGGATCCACGGGTTACTCTGCGTTAGGGTCAACCCAATCAGGGTTTTGCGTCCATGTGGTCCCGTCAAATGTATATTTATTACCTGTCCAATCGCTAGGCGCGTTAGTGACGTTTTCTGTAATAGTCGCGTTACTGGAATTTAGATCTGCAACAATAAATTCAGGTGGATCACCCACGACAATGTGGTCAGAATTGGCAGTGATCGTCACACTGTCATTGAGCAGGTATTTTGATAAGCCAGTTGCGGTTTCTACAATCGTTTTCATGTTTTATCCCTTAACGATAAGTTGAGTTGATGATACAGCCGTTCCTGCAAACACTTCTGGACTGTCGGCAGTCAAGCCAAGTGAGCCGTCACCTTGCACGAAATACTTTTGCCCTGCAGTCAATCCGGTCTGCGCGTCATCTACAGACCCCACGATCTGAATTGTTGCTGTTGTTGCGTCAGAGTAGGCGGCATCAGAAATGCCAATGTAGTTTTCTGCGGTAAGGTTGGTACTTGTAGACTCAGCCGTAAGCACGACAGCCGTACCATAACCAGAGTTCCCATTATCCGTATAGGCTATTACTACCTTCTGGGCATTAGCATTATAGGTAGCTGAACTAGTAAGGCTATAAGCACTTTCAAAGACGACTGCTGTGCCGAAACTAATGGATGTACCACTAACAGTACCGACAATAGCCGTTCCATAATCAGAGTTTCCACCATCCGTATAGGCTATTACTACTTTTTGAGCGTTAGCATCATAGGTAGCTGAAATGTCATAGGCAGTGGCACTTTCAAAGACAACTGCTGTACCAAAGCTAATTGATGTACCACTAACAGTACCAACAATAGCCGTACCATAAGCAAAGTTCCCACTATCCCGATAGGCTATTACTACCTTCTGGGCATTGGGATCGTAGGTAGCTGAAATATAATAGGTAGTGGCACTTTCAAAGACAACTGCTGTACCAAAGCTAATTGATGTACCACTAACAGTACCGACAATAGCCGTTCCATAATCAGAGTTCCCACCATCCGAATAAGCTATTACTACTTTTTGAGCGTTAGTATCATAGGTAGCTGACATAAAATAGCTAAGA